CTAAGCGAGACTGATCCTGCTTGAGGGTTTCTTCAATCTCTCGTAGGGTGCGCTGAATTTCTGCTAATTGTTGTTTTGCTTGGTCCAAGTTTTCACGAGGGAGAAACCCACTTCGGATCCTTGACACCGTACATACGAACGAGCCGTGTGTGCTGAGCAGTCTAGTCGCCAAAGTGAACAGGGGCTTCACCATCAATGATATGAACTTACTCAACACATTATTTTTAAGTGCTTCGGTCCAGGGACCTTCAGGCACCATCGTCCACCCTCTCGACAAAGTAGTTCAGCAGTTTATCAGACATATCACGAACACTGAACTCCCACACTCCACCCCAGTTGGGTCGAAGGATCTTGCGGACGTCCTTGATGCCATCCAGGATGACGTGGCGGTCGACATACTTGCGATTCACATGAGTTCCATGATAGAGGTGATAGACGGCGCCAGATGTACAGCTGATCTTCGGCTTGGGTTGGGCGTCAAACTCCTCATATGCAGGAATCAGTGCAGGCTTAAGATAGGTCGCAGGGAACTTGATCCCCAACCACGCAGCCGCCGACAGTGTGTCTCCGCTACCCGTGATGCCATACTCAAAGAACCCAACCTTCCTGTACCACTTGCGAGTGAACGCCCATGCGAATCCTGGATGTAGCTTGTGGTCAAATGTCTTTTTCTTATCCATATAGATCACAGACTCACGGATCTGCGTGATCTTCGTATAGGTCAGATCCATCCACACTGCAGTGGTGAATGGTTGAATCACATCATTGTCATTCAGAGCGCCAGAGACCTCAGAATACCAATCTGGGTTTCCAAAGATGACGTCGGCATCCATGAACATCACCTTCGAATAATACCAGGGGATCATTGCCTCCAGAAGAGTACATAACCTTTCCTTGTGGAACATGTGCGACTTACCCCAGACGTGGAATGCATCCTTGATTTCTGGCTCGCTCTTATGGAACACCAACTCAAGAGTGTAGTAGGGGATCTTTGCAAGCTTCAATTTTTCGATTGTGTACAGATAGTTCATGAGCATGCGCTTGGACTTTGCAGGGTTGAAGAAGACAAACCCAATTGCCATGTCACGCTTCCAAGGACTGCGGTATCGCACAGTAGATAGATCAACGAATCCTCCTGGATGAACCTTTGGTGGCGCATCTGGCAGTGCCGTGTACATCATTGATTGAGCGGCTCCCATTGTGTAGAAAAACGGATAAAAGATTAAGAAGGAAACCACAAGCATGGATACCTACTCACCTTACAATCCGAAAAACCGCTTCTTCACTGAAAAGGATATTCACCGCATCCTCCATCGCCATGGACTTCCCCACTACCGAGTTGCACACCAGAAGATCTTTCAAACATCTATGGTTCACACGACGTATGTAAAGCGTGGCGAATACACTACTCCTGATGGACGACCAGCTTCTCTTGCTCCGTGTCCATCTGGCGTAATGCCGCTTCAAGATGAATCGTATGAGTGCCTTGAGTTTGAGGGTGACTCAGTGTTAGGTGTCTGTGTAGCAACCTACTTGCGAAGAAAGTACCCTGACAAGAAGCAGGGCTTTCTTACAGATGCTCGCAAGGAGCTGGTGAACAATGAACGGATTGGTGCACTCTGTCAGCAGGTAGGTCTGGACACCTTCTACGTCATCTCTCGTCACAACGAAGAGTCTGTTGCCATCAATGGCCGCAAGAACATTCAGAAACTCGGAGACATCTTTGAGGCATTCATCGGTGCCTTGTGGACTGATTGTGGAAACCGATTCAACATTGTGTATACATTTGTCACGAACGTACTGGAAGCCTATCTAGACATTCAGGATGTTGTGACGACGATTACAAACTACAAGGACATTTACCAAAAGTATTGTCAGCGTGAGTACGGCTGCACGCCAACCTATACGATGCTTGATCCCTATGACGATGGTCGCATTAGAGTGTGTATTGTGCTCAGAGGAAACACTGTAGAGTACGGAGAAGGAACCACTCGCAAGAAGGCAGAACAGATGGCCGCTAAGAAGGCGTTGGATTCTTCCGTTTCTGCGTGATCAGACGACCCTTCTTTCCACAGGTGAATCGTTTGAGAGTACGGCCCCGTGTGTGCAGAATAGAACTAACGCAAATTGCAATCGGACCTTTTTCGTTCTTGACTGTCTTGCGGACCTTCTTGATACACTTGCAGAACTTCTGTGTTTGGGTGAGACGCCTTGCCATTGTGTCAAACCCAGAAGAATATATCCTCTCAAAGAATAAACTAAATGGGTGGCGGTCTTCTCCAACTCGTTGCTTATGGTGCTCAGGATGCCTACATCACAGGAAATCCTCATATCACGTTCTGGAAGGTGCTGTACAAGCGTCATACCAACTTTGCCATGGAGGCCTTCCGTGTCAACTTCACGGGCAAGGCCACCTATGGACAGCGCGTGGTCGCCGTTGTGAACCGCAACGCCGATCTGGTCTACAAGGCCTACTTGGAGGTCAAGCTGCCCGACACGACGACGGCTGCAAACACGGCCAACACGTACAACGTTCTCTGGACAGGTGCCTGGGAGCGCCGTCTGGGCTACCAGCTCTTCAAGAAGATTGAGGTTGAGATTGGTGGCCAGATTATCGACACTCACTATGGCGAGTGGCTCTTCCTCTGGGAGAACCTGACGTCTGGGTTTGACAACTCGGTGAAGTTAGACTCGATGACGGGTGGATACGTTGGTGGCGGTGTGACCAGCAACGTCTCTTGCGGCGGACGCCCTAACATCCTCTACATCCCGCTCCAGTTCTGGTTCTGCCGTAACCCGGGTCTTGCTCTGCCCCTGATCGCCCTCCAGTACCATGAGGTTCGCTTCAACGTCACCCTCGCGCCTGCAACAGATCTCGTCAGCAAGGGTCAGTATTCAAGCGTTTCTGCAGCCGCAGCCGCTCTGCCCCAGCTGTCCGAGATGTCTCTTTACCTTGACTACATCTACCTGGATGTGGATGAGCGTCGTCGCTTTGCTCAGCAGTCGCACGAGTACCTGATTGACCAGCTCCAGTATGGTCTCCAGCAGACGATCACGAACTCGTCGGCTCGCATTGACCTGACGCTGAACCACCCTGTCAAGGAGCTGGTGTGGGTCTTCCAGGATGCCCGCAAGACGGACTGTGGTTCTACGCTGACTGCCAACGAGGGCTTCACGCAGCCGTTCAGCTACGATGATATCGTGAACCGTTGCCGTCTCCAGATCAACGGACAGGACCGCTTCGATGAGCGCTATGGCGACTACTTCTGGCGTGTCCAGCCCTACCAGCACCACTCTGGTGGCGCCTTCTGGCCGATGCGCTCGCAGGCGTTTGCTCCTTCGGCTACGACGTTCACGTCCACCAGTGGCAACTACTCAATCACGAATGACGTGATCACGATCACTACGGTTGGTGGCAATATCATCGAGGGATGCCTGGTGACGGGCACTGGTATCTCCCCTGGCACCATCATCGCGGCGTTCGGAACGGGTAACGGCGGTGCTGGAACCTACCAGCTCAGCGAGACCCCGATTGGAACTGTCAGCGGTGATATCACGTTCACTCTGCCGAACTTGCAGTACACTCCTCACGTGAATCCGATTAACGTCTACTCATTTGCCCTGCAGCCCGAGGAGCACCAGCCGTCTGGAACGTGTAACTTCTCGCGCATCGACACGACGACCCTGGTGTTCGATAGCATCACGGAGTCTGGCCTTGCGAAGCCGACGAAGTCGACGCCGTTCAACTTCCGCATCTACGCCGTGAACTACAACATCTTCCGCGTGATGTCCGGCATGGGCGGTCTTGCATACAGCAACTAAGAAGGTAGAACATGATCAAGAACAGTCTTGAGATCCTTCAACTCAGTCTTCAACTTCTCTAAATAAAGAATAGCATCCATGTGCTCCTCTTGCGCATGAACAATCCACTCAAGGATAGAAAGGTCCTTACGATCAAGGTCCGTTCCATACTTTGCTTTCCCAAACTCCGACCGCTTCTTAAACTTCTCAATCACGGCGGTTACAATGCTGTCCATTTTTATAAGTACTAGTGTCAATGCTGAAAGTCGTTATCGTTTGTCTTGTGATTCTCTGTGTGTTCAGTATACTTTCCAATCCTGTTGTGTACTTTAGAAAGGAGTCTCCCACTACACGTTTGTATTCGGAAGGCACCCGTGAAGTCCTAAGGTCTGCTGGATCATTATCGGCGCCGGAAGACCCTTCCCAGGGCATTTTGCGTGGTCTCGACCAAGGATATGTCCCATTTCGTGTGAGATAACATACTGGCGGTACCCATACAAATCCTGACCACTTAGCTTAGATCCGTTAAGCCATCGTTTAACGTTGATATGCATTTGATGACCACCTAACTCTGCACACGATAGAGTGTGATCGCATCCTGCTTCCTTCAATCCTTTCAGCGACGAGAGATGAATGAGAACGTGAGGGTTGTTCTTCACCATGATAAACTTATATCCCTTTGATTCCCAACCATTTGGGTCTGCAAGGCATATCGCAACCTCTTCTGTAAAGCTTTTCAGTGGAAAGTCCACATCAGGATCAACGACAACCTTGTAGGTGATCCTCTTCATTAAAAATGAATGTGATTTTATCTATTGTCTCATAGGTATCCAATATGCCCAAGTGTAGTCATTGCAACAAGAAGACCCATCTCGAGTTCAAGTGTCCCTGTTCAACTGATAAAGTGTTCTGCGTGAGATGTCGCACAACTGAAGTCCACCTCTGTGACGTTGTCTACAAACCGATCGTCTTGCTGAAGATTGAAAAAGAGAAACTTGAGAAGATATGAAAAAATAGATGTGAATGATAAATGCACTATCTCTTTGAAGCCGTCCTCGTTGGTCTGTTTCTGTTGCCTATCTTCTATGTTGCTCAGCTCGCGGGCTTATCTAAGTGGGCAACCGTGTTCCTCGCAGGGGCACTTTTTCACTTGACCGCAGAGCTGACTGGAATCAATCATGCATATGTTCTGGCCAAGTGTTAAGCAGGACTAGAATCTCATCATAATTTCCATAACCATACCCACATAGATGTCCAGCGAATCTCTCTCGCTTGACATCGATGCGCTCAGTTCCCTTCACAGACTTTTCAAAGATATCGAGAGCTACCCTGAGAGTGATTGAGGTGCCGTCTGCCCATGTCCAAGGTTGATACGGAATGTACATGCGAATATTCTTACGCGATGGGTCATCATACGGGACTGACTGCATGACGAGTTGTTCAGTGAGCATGAGCGTGATGTTCTTATTGAGAGTAGACATCTTGGGTGACATCTATTACCTTAGCAAGATCAAATCCGTTTTGGACGACCCAATGAACAGCCTCTTCGCGCGATTCATGAATCAGGGGGAGGGTATATATTTTTTGACATT